GCAGGGGACGATGCAACCCGACCCGCCGATGCGGAGACAGGCACCTGCTGGCCCTGTCCCCGATCCAGCGGCTATGCTACCCCAAGGCGGGATGTTGGGAGGTGCGGGGGCCGCGCTGCAGGGGCGGCAGGCACAGTTGGATGCGATTCTGAATCAACAGTAGCGGGGAGGGGACAGACGCGGGCAATCCCGTCGTCCCACCCCTGTCCATAAGCGGCCAGCATCAACACGATGCCAAGAACGGCGACGGCGAAGATGTTCATTTGACCCTCCATTCCCAACCTGTGTGATGGTTGTACTCCTCGCTGACCGGACGGCGTTCGAGGATGCCCAGTTCGACGTAGCGCACCAACTGTTTGAAAATCGACATGCGGTGCATCCCGAGCCGGTCGGCAATCTCGACTGTCCTGCGCCACTCACTGCCGATGGCGTTGCAATACTTCTCGACTGCCTTGGAGTGGCGCGCCTCATGCATCACAGTCGGGTCGCGCCACTGACTGTTCTTCTCGCGCGGGTGCACCGGCAACGGCTTCACGTCCATCGATAGCATCTGAGCGAAGTTCATGTTGGTACCACCGCAATTTTGTCATACTGTGGCTGGCGAATCCAGTGGGGAAGAACAGACTGGTTTTCGTCGCGCCATATCAGTTCGCCATCAATCAAGAAGCATTCCATCTTGACCTCTTTCATCTTCGGCTGGCGCAGGGACATCTCCCGATCAACGGCAGCAGCAACATCGTCACAGGACGCGCTACGATACTGTGGAAGCATCTCCCGCGTTTTGGCCGCTGACTCTGGAATGTTTGCCATAGCCACACAACCACAGGCCGCGAGTCGCATCCGTTCTGTTTCGAGTTGCTGGCGCAGGGACAATACCTCGTTTTGGTCACAGGCGTTCGCGTACATCTGATTCCAGTAGTCCTGTTCAGTTGCCATGATTCAATCCCTTCGGTGCGTAGAGTGGAATGGTGTAATGCTCGGTCTTGTCGAGCGGCCTGATTAGGTACCCGGAATTGGCTTTTTGCAGTAGTTCCTTGACGCTGCTGGTTATTGCATCGTGCCGCGTTGGGCTGTCGTGCTTCCAAGCAACAGGCTCTCCTAACCAAGCCTTGAGCGCGGAGTCATCGGGCTGGAGGGCGAGGGCCTGTTGATACTCGCTCATGTAGGGCTTGTCTCCGGCAATCAGGCGCTCAAGTATCGAGTCCTTCAGCTTGCAAGCCGCCAGTGCTGCGGCGAGTTGCTGGCGCAGGGATTCGTACTTTTCATTCAATGCATGGTTTTCACGTTCTAATGCGTAGCAGTAATCTTCATGTGGCATTTTATTCTCCTTGGTAAGTTGTTTGTAATTTCCTAGTTCGTATTGCGCTTTGGCTAATACTTGCTGCATTACTGGGCGTAGGCTCATATTGGCTCCTTTCTTATTGACCCCCATGCCTCGGCTTCTTCCTTGGCTCCTGGTTTAAGTTCTTGGTACTCGCTCAGTGCTTCCATGCCTGAGTCCCACCACTTGCTAACAACTGCATTGTCTTTGGTGTCCAGTAGCAGGCACTCCAATTCAAGCGCCAATCGGTGTGCTTGCGCCCATGCGGTATCGAGTTGCTGGCGCAGTTCGTCCCATCCGTTATAGCGGAGTTCAATCTCAGCCTTAAGTTCTTCGTCTATAACCATGCCGCGAGTCAGTTTGTCCGGTGCGACCATCACAACACCCCCGTCCACCAAGCAACAAGAACCGCGCCGATCACGAACCACACCGCAGCCTCACGCTTGCTCATCTTCGGGTAGCTGTTCTCCGGCACCGACAGCGGGATGCGCGGGTTCGGGTCACGATCAACCGTGCGGCTGAAGGGGATCACCGTGCCGACCCCCTTATTGAGCGGGGTCATTGCGTCCAGCCGACGCTGGCGACGTTGCTCATATGCATAGTCTTCGTCTTTCATGTCAGGCCTCGAAGTCAAGTTCGTCAGGTTCATCGGAGTAGTACGGGTCATCGATCACTTTCTCAATGTTGAATCCGCACTCGGGGTAGAGGTGGGCGTTCTTCCCAATCCACTCCTCGGCCTCCTCCATGGGGAGCCCATCCTCAATACAGAATGCCTCACCTGTCTCGGTAACTTGCATGATACGATAGGAATCAGCCACGGCGAATCTCCTTGAGACGCTCAACGGCCTCGGTGGGGGTGGGGGCATACACGATGCTCAAAAGGATTTCAACGGGGAGGGGCATATCACGCCCTGCCTCGTAACGGGAGCCACAGGCTTGGCTAACACCTAGTTTGCGCCAGAAGCTATGTTGGGTTTTCCCAAGCCCCCATCTGAGGGCAGTAAGTTGTTCACCAGTCATTTCAATCTCCATAGTGGTACATCGAGCCTTAAATATACCCTAGTATTAAAGGCAAGTAAATACATTAGCGAGTCTATCAATAACTACAGCGGGGATTGTATGGCACCCCAACTCATACCTTGCTCCTGTACCTTGCTGAATCCCCAATTTTCCCCAAAATTTCGTTTGTGAAAGCCCCATATCAAGCCTTAGTTGCTTTACCTTACCCCCAATAGCTAAGTCTGATGTTCTATCCTTTTTTGGATTAGGATTTTCAATCTCCTTTCTACCTGTAAAGTTTCCTAACAATCCACTACTTATTTTGTAATTTGTAAATAAGAAGTTTTGTCGGGCTTCAAAAGTATCCAGAGCTAGCGCCCCAAGCAATCCATTACACCTACTACAAGCTGGAACCTTTACAAGAGGAATCCCATGACTGTTAAAGTAAATTGTACCCCTTGACGCTACGCTGTTTATTGGAGGGATGTGATCCGCTGTAGTAGCTACACCCCCGCAATAAACGCAACAACACCCATCAACGCGTGCGTAGAACTGATTGTACCGCTTTCTATCAAGTATTGACATAATATGCCCTCATTTACTGCCTATGTGGAGTCGTAGAATCGACGAACGCGAGGCCGGTAGGGTAAAGGGTAAGGGTACTCGGCGGGATATTACTGAGCACCCTTCCAGACCCCTACGCAGCCCTTTCACGGCGGCGCGATATCCCGATTTCGGCCTGGAAACGCTCCTCCTCGGTCATATCAGCCTGAGCCTTGGCAACCTCGATGTACTTTTCCAGGAAGTGGTGGGCTTTCTCCAAGTCTTGGATACCGTTCTTCTTCTTCCACCGGCTGACATACTTGGTAATCTGGCCTTGGAAGTAGTCCAGGTCGTTGGCTACCACGTAGTCCCAGTGCTGGATGGGGGTCTTATAGTGACCGCCGCCGACTTGGGTGTTATTTGCACTCATGACTGATCTCCTTGAGAAGTTGCTTCGTTGCAGGTAGTGGCTCGTTTGTACGCAGGTAGTCGATGCCCCGAGCCAGGATGGGGCGGAATTGATTGTTGCCCATATTGATCTCCTCCAACGCCTTGAAGCAGAGGTCGAGCATGTCGGCTTGCTTCAGCACCTTGCACTCCCTCGGAGTGAGGGGGGAGGAGTTGAACCAGTAGCGGTCAAAGCGGCGCTCCATTGCGTCGAGTGCCTCCTTGAGAGGGTCGCTGGCCCACTTGGCCGTGGCCGGAATATCGCCGGTGAACTGCTCAGCCATATCGTGGGTCAGTGCCGCCATGAGAAGGGCGACGCTCGGCTTGTCCTCGGAAAGGAGCACGCAAAGGATGGCCATATTTGCTGAGTGATGTCCCACAGTTTCCCCTACCAGGGTGTCCACGGTGTGGAACCGCTTGACCCGATTACCGTTGCGATACCGTTGGATGGTACTTATGGCGGGGTAGGTGGAGATGACCTCCTCCAGATCTCGCAGCTTGCTAGTGATGGAGCCCATTATACAGCCCTCCGGTTAATCCACTCCATACACGCCCGTTTCCAGTCGCAGTCGGGCATTTTGAGCAGATCCTTAATGCCGTTGTCCCGCCCCTCCTTCCGTGAGAACCACGAATCCCACATTGGGATGGCGATCTCATGGAAGAAGGGATTTTTGATCTCGGTGTAGTCACCCTCCTCCATGAAGTTTTCGAGGTCATAGAACCAGGTCTTGGGGTCGGCCACGATGGGGTAGGGGCGAACACCGTCAAATAGGTAGGGGTCATATGTCTCCGTGGGTACATGAGCCATTAGCTCCCGCCCTTGTCCCATTTCAAGATACAGGTGGGCGTTATTGGAAAACTGACGGTACAGCCCGACCCGCAGGTTGAGCATACTGGCTATGACTTCCTGGAGGAAGGACATATGCACAGCGTTGGCGCCGAACATCCCCCAGATAATGTCGTTGGAGCGGTTACACACCGTCATATTCAACTCCCCATCCACGATGTCGAAGTAGATATGGGTGTTGCACGGCAGGTCGTTCGACTCGGCATCGAGGTCAGCCCTGGGATCCCACATGGCTAAGACCGCACGGCGGGTATTGGGCTCATGTTCGAGGAGGTGGATGAGATCCATCAACTGATCCGTCTTGAAGTGGCGGCGCCAGCGGTGGCCGTATGCTCCATGAAAGTGATGTTCATCGTCGCTGAACTCGCGCATCCGCTTATTGAACGCAGCGATCCACTTCACATCGTTCCGGCCTGCGAGCATCCAGAGGCTCTCCATGAGGTGGAAGTACGGGTTGGCATCCCGTTCCGCATTGAACAGCACCCGTTCTTTGGGCTGGACGTAGGTTACCAATACCGGCTCCATGATGCGGAGGACGTCACCGCCCCGCGAGGTGTAGAGTTGGCCGCTACTCCGCATCTTCCACAACATGTCGTTGAGGCCGGTGTTCACGTTTCTGGTTGTGAGGTCCATTAGTATTTGCTCCTTGCGTATCCACGCTTCCATTTAGAAAATTCGCACAGGCAGTTCTGCATATCCTGGGCGTCCACATCGATCACATCTGACACTTCCAGCCGAACCTTATTGAGCTCAGCTTGGAACTTCGGCTGGCCCCATTTAGTTCCCTGTGGGAGACCACGGAGGAGGTTCAACCCCCGCACCGATCCAGGCCCTGGGGCGCAGAAGGTGTCCCCGTCGGGGGCGTCACCAAGAACCCTTGTATGCTTGAGATCGGCCACGATCTGGGCAGCGATAAAGCTACCAACGCGGGGGAGGTCTTGGAGGTCATGCCAAGCATTGACGCAACTATCCATATCCCACGAATCGTTTGCTGCATCGAGCGTCCTGGCCACTGACTCATACTTGGGGGATCCATCGGATTCGGCGGTGATCATGTAGGCACCTGTCCAGACCTTCCCAGGCCGGTCAGTCAAGTGCTTCATGGTAGCTATGAACGTCGGGCGCTCTTTGCTCCAGTTGTCGATAAAGCCGATCTTGCCGAGGGTATCCGGCCAGTTGATCAACCTGCACATAATCATGTTGAGGATCATGGACGGGTGTCCATCGTAGGGGTCACGGAAGTGCTCCTTGATGTAGCGCGTCACCTTGTCATCCTCGCGGTGGACGTTACAGAAGCGGTAGGTGGCGAGCATAGGGTCCTTTGTCCATGGTCTCGGCAGGCCAGCTTCCTTCTTGACGCGGATCGCCTCACGCTCGGTGATCCAGAATTTTAGATCAGCTAACATCGTGACCCCCCTCGAACAGATCTAGCACCTGGCCGGTAGGATCACCATTCCACTCCAAGGTGACTACGTTCCGGCCCGACCAAATGAGCTTCTTCTTGAGTGCCTCTATTGGTACGATCCGCTTGCGCGTGTTACGCTCGTTGAGGGGGGTGAGGACACCGCGCTCCTTGCGGCGCTGGATAACCCGCTCAATACAAACCTCGATGGGGGTGTTGAGGAAGGCGAAGATATGGGAGTTGCCCCACTTCTCCGTAATGGCACCCAAGCGCCCGTAGTAGGTTGATAGCAGAAGCCCCTCATAGAGTATATGTCCTTCCTCGGCGTAGTGTTCGATAAGCTCGATCTGCTTGTCAATAGATTTCACCCCATCCATCCCTCCGCACTTGTTCTCATACGGCCCCAGGATGTACAGGGGACGCTTGAGGAACGGGTGCTCCACCTTGTATGCTTCAGGGCGCTTCACCGGCCCGATGGGGAGGATCTGACTTGCCTCATCGAAGATGTTACGCACGATAGTGGTCTTACCGGAGCCACTGGTTCCGTGGATCTTTACAATCATCTTGGTACTCCTACGTTGTTAATAGAGCCTTAACTATACCGGAAAACTAGAATCAAGGGTAATATTTTTCTTGTAATCCTCAATAGCCTTGAACAGATCCTCTTGCTCCCGCCCCTTCTCAGCTAGCACCTTCAAGACCTTGGCGTCCATAGTCTTTTCGCCGATGAGGTAGTGGATTACTACCCGAGCGTTCTTTTGACCTTGGCGATATACCCGAGCGTTGGCTTGGTCGTGAAGGTATAGATCCCACGGCGGGCACATCCAGAGGATGTTAGAGCAAGCGCCCTGGAGATTAAGGCCGACCCCAACTGTCTTAGGATGGCCAATCAATACTGGGATTGTACCCTCGTTAAATCTCTTGATAAGCTCGTCGGGGGGCTTAGTCCGGGTAAGGTTGGGGACGCCCCCTAGCGCCGTTTGTATACGCTCCTCATCGTGGTTAAACTCGTAGAAGATTAGAAGCGGGGTGCCATTGAGATCTTCCACGATCCCCTTCAGGGCGTTGATCTTTTCATAGTGTATATGCTCTACGCCATCCTCGGTGTACAGGCCTCCATTCGATATTTGACGACATCTACCCCCAGCCACGGCCGCGTTTGGGGAGGCTACCTTTTCACCACTCCCAAGGATAGCCAGAAACTCCTTCTCCATTGCCTTGTATATCTTGAAGGCTGGAGGTGGAAGGATAACGCTTATGGGGTTGATGATAAGGTCGGGCATGTCGATATTGTCCCGCGCCGACATGCGCATTACCAATGGGGCGATCCGGCGGAACAGGATGTCCTTGTAGTGGGGGATGACCTTGTAGCTGTAGCCCGACCGATCTGGGACGCAGAACTCGTTGCGGAAGTGGGTTATATAATGACCGAGAGACTTTCCTTGGTCAAGGATGTAGATCTGACTCCAGATGTCTTCCAGGCCGTTTGGAGAGGGGGTGCCGGTGAGGATCCACCTGTACTTGAATTCGCCTAGCCCTTTCTTTATTGCCTTGAACCGTTGGGAGGCGGGGTTTTTCCACTCCGCCGACTCATCAATTAGCAGGAGGTCATAATCACCCCCGAAGAACGTACCACGCTTCAACCATGGAAGTGCCGACTCGGGGTTGATAGCGTGGATGAGCGCCCCCTTGACTGATGTTGGCGGTAGTCTGCTCTCATGCAGGTTGTGGTAGGTCAATCCTTCAAAGTCACCCCACTTCTCGATCTCATTGGGCCATACAGTGTAGAGTGCGCGGATGGGGGCGATGAGGAGCACTTTCTTGATGAACCCCGCCTCGGACAACTGTTTTATCGCGAACAGGCTGATGGAGGTCTTCCCCAACCCCATGTCGAGGAACAGACCTGCATAGCGGTTCTTCAGCAGGAACTCAATTGCTTCCAGTTGGTACTTGTGCGGCGTATAGCGCATCACGTTCCTCCTTGAATTTATCCAGGATATAGCAAGCATCGATCAAATTGTCCACGACGAAGATGCGAATATGCTGCTTCCTCAATTTCTCGTGGATATGTAGCTGCATCGCCCTGGGCTTTTCCTTCGCAGCTTTGTACTCTACAAAGATGGTCTCGCCACGGTAGCAGTACAGCCGATCTGGCCAGCCGATCTGCCCCTTGACGTTGAGCTTCAAGGACAACATGCCCAGCTTGAGTGCGTGAGCAGTTGCCTTCGTCTCGATGCGACTTTCTAGGTCAGAAGTCCCACTCACACTCGCCACCTTTGGACTTCTTGTAGGAGCACCACTTACATGCCTCATTGGACGGCGTGGCGGGGAACTCTTTTGCTTCATACAGCTTGTCCCACCGACCCTTCCATACTTGTTGGAGGAATGGCTCCAAGGCGCGGGGGTAGGCGGTATGGGCACCCTCACCCTCCAAGTAGATGGGGGCCACTACAGCCTCCACCACCTCGGGGTAGCGCATAAGCCCCAAGACCGCATACGCCTCCAGCTGATCATAGTGGGAATTGCCAGGCCGACCCGTCTTGAGGTCGCGGATATGCAAGATGCCATCTTCGATCCAGTGGATATCCACGATAGCCTTGAAGGTCGTGTCGGGTGTCTCCTCGTCTTGGAACTCCCAGGTGTCATCGCGGATGAGCCAGATTTCCTCAGCCTTGGCGCCCTTCTCTTTAACCTCTTCCAGGAGTGGCCGGATGCGCATGAAGTCCACCGACAGCGCCGTGGCCGGAATCTCTCCCTTCAAGAAACGCTCACAGGCCAAGTGGAGGCGTGTACCCTTTGCCGCGGCAGGGCCGGCTGCGTAGTTGATCTTGTCGATGTAGGAGAGCTTGTACTTCAGAGGGCAGTCCTCAAACTTCGTGAGGGCTGAGTAGCTCGTGCGTGGGATATCAATCATAGTTCCTCCATTTCGTACCAGTTGGGGCCATATTCGACCGTTGCGCGCATAGGGATATCAAACTCCCCCTTCTCCATTGCAGCTTTCAGAATGGCGACCTCGGACTTGAGATGCTTCTTCGAAACGCTGATACAGATTTCGTCATGTACCGTAGCCAGGAACCGTCCATGCTTCTTGGTATTATGGTACTCGATGATCGCTTGCTTCGTCTGATCCGCAGAGCTTCCCTGGATCAAGTAGTTGAGAAGCACGTAGTCCTTGTTCCAGATACGCCCATTCCGCCCCATTTCGGGTGGGGGAGCATATAGCAGGCGACCGCCCCATGAGCGCACTGGCTCCTTCTGGGAGGCGCGGAACTCAACTTGATCCATGAACTCCTGGACGCCCGTAAGGGTGCGCATATATGACGACCGAATCTTCGCAGCCTCGGAGGTGGAGACCCCCATACGCTCGGCCATCGTCTTGACCCCCGCCCCGTACAGGATGGAGAAGGCCACGACCTTGGTATGCTTACGACTTAGGGCCAGCCCCGTATTGTCGGAGATGATGTCAGCTGCTACCTGGTGAATATCCGCAGCCGGATCGTTGTCGTAGATGTACTTGATCGCCCCCTCAGCGAAGTGGCCAAGCATGCGGATTTCCTGGGAGTGGAAGTCAGCTGACACGAACACCTCGCCTGGGTCGGGGAGTACATATACCCGCATATGGGGCAGCTCCGGCAACTCCTCGGGTGCTTTGATCTTGAACTCGGTAGGGATGTTCTGGAAGTTGGGATCAGACGATGACAAGCGACCTGTCAGCGCCCCATTCTGGTCACCTTTGACTTGATTCCACCGCGGATGGAGAATGCCGCCGGTTAGCAGGCCTTTCTCATACCAAGGTTTCATGAACGTGCCGAGCAGGGTCGACAGCGCCCCACGGTAGGCAAGAAGGTGAAACAGCTCGGGGTCGGTGATGACTTTCTCAAGTACATCACGTGCGGTCGATAGCTTGCCTGTTGGCGTTTTAGGCCAGTCGTCATCATCGACTGTCATGTCCACAGCCTTCGCCGCCATGGCCAGTTGGACGCCAGAGCTGATCTTGAACTCGGGATTATCCTCCTGCTCCAAGATTACCAGGATGCGGTGCTCGACCTCAGCGAATGCTTCCTCGTAGATGGCGATGTCTTTCTCCAGCCTGGGCATGTCGACGTGGATCCCCTCCAACTCACTTTGGGTCAGGATCGGGGCCAGCTGCCGCTCACGGTCATAGGCTTCAACCATCCCGCTGGCCTCGATTTTGGGATAGAGTAGGTCATAGAGTAGTTTGGTGCGGAGGGTATCACCGCCCGCATAGGTGCCGACTAGGTCACCTGGGGCATCCGCGATATGGGCGCCCCACTTCTTCGTGTTGGAGGGAACTATTCCATTGTGTACGAGCCAGTCTCTCACCGCGGTCTGCTCGTCAGGAGGGAGGTCGAGCAACCGATCAGCGCTGGGTTTGAGGCCCAGGGGCGACAGGGGGTCATTGAGGAACAGGAGGTACATCGTATCGTGGATGCGATCCCACGACCCCCAGCTAGTCACGACCTCGGGGAACCATTTCATCAGAACCGCCATGTCGAAGCGGGCGTTCTGGCAGCACAAGGCATGGCCAGAGTCCCACATCCATTTGAGGAAGTAGCTGGCAGCCTCCTTGGTACAATTGTTCTCCGTAGGGTGACCCCAGGCTAAGTAGCAGGCTGGGAAATCATCGAGTTGAATGGAAACACCCACCGGCTCGGGTGGGTAGTTTGGGTACGGCTCAATGGCCGCAGTTTCAAAGTCAAAGGTTATCATCTCTGCCTATGCGTAGTCGTAGGATCGTTTGAAAGGGGGAGGGCGAACCCTACCCCCTACCCGAGTTGCTAGAACTTACCCTTGCCCTTCGCAGGGGGTGCTACGGGCGTTTCCTCGGGGGTATTAACCCCGTTATCGAACAGAAGCTCGGTCTGCATACGCTCAACAAGGGGCATGACCGCCTCCAGATGCTGGTCGTCCAGCAGGCCGGAGAACTTGAAGTTCACCTTGAACTGAGACACCTTGTCCGGCACTGTGGACATCTCGGTGATGACGCCGAACGGGGGACGCTTCACAACGTTGCCGATCTGCTGGACGTATTTGTTCCAGTTCTTCCCAGAAGTGACGGGGATGCGGGCGAACAGGAAGTCAGCCTGGGCCAGCTCCTCGGGGTCGTTCGGCATGATCACCATACCGAGGCGCATCGTGTTCTTGCACGCCTTGCCCTTGCCGCCCTTCGGGTCAGACTCCCACTCGTTGTTCGGGCAGGTGGCGCAGCCGCCCTCGTGGAATAGGTGGGTCACCTTCCCAGGGATGGGGGCCATGGAGTCCTCGTTGTAGCCCACAGCCCAGCAGTCGGCCGACACGACCTTTTTGGGGTCATAGGCGTTGGGGAACCACTGGTTCTCGTGGGCGAAGCCCAGGACGATCACATTGACCTTGTTACCGGCCGCAGGCTGATCGTTGAACGAGAGGACGCCAGACTTGAACGAGATCAGCTTGGCCTCGGTCTTGGTTGCTTCGACTGCCTTCTTAGCAGCGGCTTCCATCAGGGCCTTGAAGTCGATGGGGGTTGCGATTTCAGTTGTCATGCTTAGTGCTCCGTCAGTTAGTGATTAGGATTTGCCCAGGGTTGCCTTGGTTTCCAGGACGCGGGCCACGCCAGGAACCTCATTGCCCTCTTGCCAGCGCTCACGCACCCCAGTCAGGGACACGCGGCGTTGGAGGAGGTCAAATGATCCAGTTTCTTTAATGTATGCATACAGGTCGGGGTAGCTCGTGACCTCGGCAGATTCGATCATGCCGAGCTTCAGCTTTCCATGATCGCCATGGACTTCTTGCAGCTCCAGCTCCTCCATTTCGGAGGCCAGAGCAGCCACGAGGCCATCTTCCTTGGCCTTCATCATGTCCACCTTCTTCTGGATGGACAAGCGTTCTTGGCGGAGGTCGAACACTTCGTCGATACGTTCTTGAAGGGTCAGGTCCATGTTATTCCCCATACTTTTGGTAGATGTCGTCGACAGCACTGAGCAAGAGCTTGTAGTGCATATTGTCTTTCTGGGGCAGGAGGAACAGATTGTGGGGGAAGTCACGGTCATCGGGATACATCGCATTCTCGATGAGCATCTTCCAGTGCTTGTCGAAGTCCTCATCCGGCACGGCGTTTATGCGCAGCATAGCCAGATTGGAGGTGAGCCGCCCGTAGTCGTGGGCCGAGGGCTTGTCAGGGAAAATTCCAAGCTCTTTCACGATGTAGATGGCTTGCTCGATGATGGAGGGGGGAAGCGGATTACTCATGAAAGAACTCCTTGATTTGGCGGGCTACATCGTTGAAGGCGTCGATGAGGTAGGCACCGACATAGAGAAGGGCAAGGGCGACGAAGGTCACGACCCATAGGTGGAGGATGAAGCTCATACGATCCTCCGATCAATCAGGCCGAAGTTGCAAAGGGGTTTGCCGTCGTACTGGATAGAGCTGCCGAGGGGCATGAAGGTCGGCGCGTCGATAGGCATCGGACGCTCATCGTAGTCTGACCACTCCGGTTGGAGGTCTTTGCCCAGAACGGGCTGGGCGGCGGTACGGGCGAGGGCACCCGAGCACGCTACGTGGCGTTGGTATTCAGATCTCATCTAAGTCACTCCGTGGTATCTGGGACTTACCCCAGGGAACCCCTATTATACCGGAAATCTACGACCAAGGGTAACTAAATTTCGACTTAGGCACTCTCGATGTCCTAGCCTTTGGCTAGCGGCACTCTCGCGCGCGCGCGCGTATACGTAATATAGCACAACTATGCTGAAATACACGAAAAATAGTTAGAAAATGCCTTTACTTTTCATCGTGATAGGTTATACTTGAGCCATAGATCGGGGTTGGCCTGGTCTAATTTCCTCCAAGGAGAATTTTATGAGCAAGTTGAATCTGGTTTCCGCCGATGGCAAGCGTATTGGTCTGGTCGAGCACGTGATGCGCAAGGTCGGCGACGACATCCAAGTCACCATCGACGGTGTTACCGGCCTGGCCCGCACGAATGCCAAGCGCAACCTGACCTACGTCACGGTTGGAGATGTGGCCATGCGTGTACCGACCGTGCTGGAAGACGGCGCGGAATTCACCACCGAAGAGTGGACTCCCAAGACCAAGCCGGTCGAACTGGATGCCGATGGCAACCCGATCAAGAAGGAACGCAAGCCGCGTGCCCCGAAGGCAGAAGTGGTTGATCCGGAAACCGGCGAAGTGGTCGCCAAGCCGAAGAAGGCCCGCAAGCCCAAGGTTGAGGAAGCTGAAGCTGCCTAACTGACTGTCCAGAAATA